CGGTAGGGGTGCTGATTTATTAATCATCGATGATCCACATTCTGAGCAAGATGCTAATTCTACAACTGCATTTGATAAAGCGTATGAATGGTATACTTCAGGTCCACGTCAGCGTTTACAACCTGGTGGACGTATTGTTCTAGTCATGACTAGATGGTCTACAAAAGATTTAACTGCACAATTAATCAAGGCCCAAGGAGCAGAGGATAAAGCTGATAAATGGGAAGTCGTAGAGTTTCCTGCAATCTTACCGAGTGGTAAACCTGTATGGCCTGAGTATTGGAAGCTAGAAGATTTACTATCAGTTAAAGCATCAGCTGGTATTTCAAAATGGAATGCGCAGTATATGCAAAACCCAACATCAGAAGAAGGGGCTATTATTAAGCGTGAGTGGTGGCAAGATTGGGATGAAGATTATGTACCTCCAATTGAACATGTAATTCAATCTTATGATACTGCGTTCTTAAAAAAAGAAACTGCGGATTATTCAGCGATAACTACTTGGGGCGTATTCTATCCAAGCCAGGATTCTGGTCCAAATTTAATATTGCTAGATTCAATAAAGAAGCGTGTAGAGTTTCCTGAACTAAGGCGCTTGGCTCACGAACAATATATGTATTGGAAACCAGAGACTGTTTTAGTTGAGGCTAAAGCATCAGGTCTTCCATTAACTTATGAACTTAGACAAATGGGAATACCAGTTGTTAATTACACACCATCAAAAGGTAATGATAAACATGCGCGAGTTAATTCAGTTGCTCCACTATTTGAATCTGGAAAGATATGGGCTCCAAAGAATAAACAATTTGCACAAGAAGTTATTGAAGAATGTGCTGCATTTCCACATGGAGATAATGATGACTTAGTAGATTCTATGACACAAGCCTTAATGAGATTTAGACAAGGTGGGTTGATTTCTCATCCAGAAGACTATAAAGATGAAGTTACTCCAAGAGTAAATAGAACATATTATTAATATGATTGATAAAAGGGCTAGTTATAGCGATAAAAATTTTGCAAAACATTTAAAAGGTTTAGGTCTTTCTGAAGAAGAAATAAAATATATTTTAAACGAAACTAAAAGAAAAAAATTTGAAGATGGTGGAGATGGTGGAGATGGTGGTGACGGATCTGGAGGATCTGATTCTGCAGGTGATGCAGGAGATTCCACAGGAGATTCAGCAGGAGTTGGGGGATCAGGAGACAGTACAAGTGGAGAAGGATCTGGATCGGGTCCAGGTGGAGAATCTGGAACAGGCGGAGTTGGTGGAGAATCACCAGGATCATTTGGTGGTGCAGAAGAAGGATTTGGTATTGGTCCAAATGCAGCAGCAGAAGCGGAAGCATCAGCGGCAGCAAACACAGGAGTTACAGGAGCTGTAAATACATTAACTGGTTTTGCAAAACAATCAATTCAAAATGCAATTAATAATCCAGTTGCTACAGCTTTAGGTATGATGAATCCAGCTTTAGGACTTGGATATAATTTAGCACAAAAAGCATATTCAAATTATTCAAAAGGAGTTGCTGCTCCAGATGATTACTCTCAATTAGATACTTCAGTTCAAACAAATACCCAAAGTCCATCTAGTGGTGGAATTGGAACCATACAAGAATATGCACCAACATATAACACTGATACAGGTAATCCAACTATGGATGCGTATATGAGAAGATTAAGAGTTAATCTAGGATTACCAGTTTAATGAAAAGATTAACAAGAACTATACCACCTAAATCTGGACCAAACCCACAGGGCTTGAATGTTTCGTATAATAAGGTTAAGATAGTAAACTCGGAGAAATTAAATGGCAACAATAGACAAGTCACTACCAAACGAAGTTAGAAATACTATTGAGATAGAAAATCCAGCAGCAGCTACAGAAGAGATTGTAGATGTTCAGGAATCTATTCCTAGTGTAGAGAACACAGAAATTACACCAACGTCAGATGGTGGAGTTGAAATTAATTTTGACCCAGGTGCCTTTAGTCAGGGAGAAAGTGTAAATCACTTTGACAACTTAGCAGAATTATTACCCGAAAATATTTTAGGACAATTAGGTTCAGAACTTTATCAAAACTTTTTAGATTATAAAAACTCAAGACAAGATTGGGAACAAACTTATACGCAAGGTTTAGATTTACTTGGATTTAAATATGATCAAAGAACAGAACCATTCCAAGGTGCATCTGGTGCAACACATCCGGTATTAGCAGAAGCAGTTACACAATTTCAAGCATTAGCTTACAAAGAATTATTACCAGCAGATGGACCAGTGCGAACTCAAATTATTGGAAACACAAATAGAGAAAAAGAAGATCAAGCTACTCGTGTTAAAGATTTTATGAATTATCAAATTATGGATGTCATGAAAGAATATGAACCAGAATTTGATACGATGTTATTTTACTTACCATTATCAGGATCCACATTTAAAAAAGTTTACTATGATGATTTATTAGGAAGGGCTGTATCTAAATTTGTTCCAGCAGAAGATTTAGTTGTTCCATATTCAGCAACATCATTAGATGATGCTGAAGCAATAATGCATACAATTAAAATGTCTGCAAATGAATTAAGAAAACAACAAGTAGGTGGTTTTTATAGAGACTTAGATTTATTACCAAGTGATGATTCTGTTACAGAAGCAGATGATGTAAAATCAAAAGAAAGAGAAATTGAAGGAGTAACTAAATCAGGTTACGAAGATATCTTTACTTTAATTGAATGTCATGTAAACTTAGATCTCGAGGGCTTTGAAGATCGTGATCCCAATGGGGAAATGACTGGAATTAAACTTCCTTATATCGTGACGATAGAAGAAGGCTCTCGTGAAATTCTATCTATTCGTAGAAATTACGAAATAGCTGATCCTAAGAAAAATAAAATTAATTACTTTGTACATTTCAAATTCTTACCAGGCTTAGGATTTTATGGTTTTGGTTTAATCCATATGATTGGTGGATTATCTAGAACTGCAACTTCAGCTTTAAGACAATTAATTGATGCAGGAACTTTATCTAATTTACCAGCAGGATTTAAAATGCGTGGTATTAGAATCAGAGATGATGCTCAATCTATTCAGCCAGGTGAATGGAGAGATGTAGATGCTCCAGGTGGAAACCTTAGAGATGCATTTATGACCTTACCATATAAAGAACCTTCTCAAACATTATTACAATTAATGGGTGTTGTTGTTTCTGCTGGTCAAAGATTTGCTTCTATTGCTGATATGCAAGTAGGAGATGGTAATCAACAAGCAGCTGTTGGTACAACTGTAGCCTTACTTGAAAGAGGAAGCAGAACAATGTCTGCTATTCATAAAAGATTGTATTCATCATTAAAACAAGAATTCAAATTATTATCCAGAGTATTTAAATTATATCTACCTGAAGAATATCCATATGATGTTGTAGGTGGAGAAAAAAATATTAAGCAAGCAGACTTTGATGATAGAATAGATATCGTTCCAGTTGCTGATCCAAATATATTTTCTCAAACACAAAGAATTAGTTTAGCGCAAACTGAATTGCAACTTGCACAATCTAATCCACAAATTCATAATCTGTATGAAATTTATAGAAAAATGTATGAAGCATTAGGAGTAAAAGATATTGATAAAATTTTAATACAACCTGCAAAACCAATGCCTAAAGATCCTGCATTAGAACATATTGATGCATTAGGTGGACAACCATTCCAAGCATTTAGAGGACAAGATCATAGAGCACATATAACTTCTCATTTAAGTTTTATGTCTACTAACATTGCAAAAAATAATCCTATGATAGTTGGATCATTGGAGAAAAATATATTTGAACATATTTCTTTAATGGCTTTAGAACAAGTGGAGTTAGAATTTGCACAAGAGTTACAACAAATACAAATGATGTCTCAAAATCCACAAGCTTTACAGAATCCACAAATGCAAGCACAGGTTCAACAGTTTCAAATGAAGTTAGAATCTAGAAAAGCAATCTTAATTGCTGAGATGATGGGTGAATTTATGGATGAAGAAAAGAAAATTACATCACAATTTGATAATGATCCTATTGCTGCATTAAAAGCTAGAGAGTTAGATCTACAAGCTCAAGAAAACTATAGAAAAAAACAAGAAGGTGAGCAAAGAATTAATCTAGATAAGATGAGAGCTATGATGAATCAATCAAATACACAAGAAAAACTACAACAAAATGAAGATTTAGCTGAATTAAGAGCAGCAACATCTATTGCAAAACAACATTTTTCTAATACAAATAAAAAAATACAATAATTATTGTTAAATAACAAAAAAGGAGTATACATATGGCTATGAAAATGAATTCAAAACAAAAGAAGATTGGTAAAGTAATGAGAGAGTTCAAAAAAGGTGAACTTAACATTGGTGGATCTTCAAAAAAAGTAAAAAATCCTAAACAAGCAATTGCTATTGCTTTATCTGAAGCAGGAATGTCTAGAAAAAAAATGGCAGTAGGTGGTTTAGCTAATTCAGTTAGAACTTTTTCTCCAGCTTCAATGACAAAAGAAGTTAATCATTCAAAATTTACAAATTCAGAAGGTTATTTAGTTGGTGGAGTTGATGTTGAGATGTCAAAACCAAATGAAACTCAATCTGATGTAGTACAAGGTCAAGGAAGCATTTTACCAGAGAAAAAAAGATCAGCTAAGTGGTTTTAATCCATGTTACCAATGCTTGGAGCTATTGCACCTCTAGCTAAAATACTATTTTCAACTATTGAGAAGTCAGTTCCAGATAAAGATTTACAAGAAAAATTAAAAGCACAACTTAATCAACAATTATTACAATCTAGTACAGAAGAATTAAAAGCTGCAGCCTCTATTGTTGAAGCAGAAGCTAAAGCAGGTTGGTTTTCAGCAAGCTGGAGACCTCTTTTAATGTATGTGTTAATTTTTATTTTGGTCTGGAATTATATTATTGGACCTGTTATAAAATTAATGTTGGGAACGGTTATTACATTTGAACTTCCAGGAGACGTTTGGACATTGTTACAAATAGGTCTTGGTGGATATGTAGTAGGACGCTCAGGTGAATCTATCGCACGAACGATGGCTAATAAAAATAACAAGGAGTAAACATGAGAAACGATTATAAACAAAGACCAAGACCAGCTTTTAAAGGTGGTGGAATTGCTATTAAAGGTATGGGAGCTGCTTTCAAAAAAGGTGGTATGGCTATGGATGAATCAATGGCACATGAAGGTGCAGAATCTATGGGCATGGAATCAAAAGAAACTAGCATGGAAAAAAAAGGATATATGGAAACTAAATCTGGCAAAATGAAAAAAGCCGATGCTTTAACTTCTAAAATGTCTAAGAAGAAAAAAGGCAAAATGATGAGTAGCAAAAGATAATATCCAATGGGTAAATCTAAAAGACAACAGTTCATTGACCTTGCTAAAAAAGGTGGAACAAGACAAGATTTCATAGATCTTGCTGAAGAACTTGGAACTGGTGGAAACACAGAAGATGATGTTGTTGTTCCTATAGAACCACCTGCACAACCAAAACCACAAGAAAAAGCTAAAGGTGGAAGAATTGGTTTATATGCAAATATAAATCGTAGAAAAAAATTAGGAATATCTAGACCTAAATCTAAATCCACTATTTCTAAAGAAGCTTATTCAAATATGAAATCTGGTTTTACAAAAAAAGCTAAGGGTGGATTAATTAAAGGTAATCCTAAAATTGCTATGAGAGGTTGGAAGTAATGGCTAATAAATATTACAACGCAGAACGAGCAAGACAAACTAAATTTAAAAAGTCAGAAGAAGATATGAATAAAAAATATAGAGAAATGACCGATGAAGAATCTGCATTTGAATATTTAAATTCATTACATCCAGAAGATTCAACTAGAGAATATAATCCAGTTGAACATTATAAAGATGGTGGGATTGCAAAAGGTTGTGGGAAAGTAATGTCTAATAGAAGAAAAGTTACTAAGTATTACTAATGGGCGATATATCTTTAAGAGGAAAAGGAAGAGCAATGTTAGCATCTGGATCAACTCCAGCATGGCAACGTAAAGAAGGAAAATCTGAATCAGGTGGATTAAATAAAAAAGGTATTGCATCTTATAGAGCTGCAAATCCTGGATCAAAATTATCAATGGCAGTTACAACTAAACCTAGTAAGTTGAAACCTGGTTCTAAATCTGCTAAAAGAAGAAAGTCATTTTGTGCTAGAATGAAAGGCATGAAAAAAAGATTAACATCAGCTAAGACGGCAAGAGATCCTGATTCTAGAATCAATAAATCTTTACGTAAGTGGAATTGTTAATATAACCAACAAAAGGAGAAAGAAATGGACGCAGTAGTATTTTTAAGTAAATTACAAAAGTTTATCAGAGAGCAATACCAAGGAATTGGTGAGTCTATGATATCTGGTAATGTTGACAACATGGAGAAATACAAGTATATGCAAGGACAGGCTAATGCCTATCAAACAGTAATTCAGGAAATCTCTAACCTGCTAAATGAAAAGGAGCGAAAAGATGATAAAGGAAACGTTGTTGACCTCGGAAAAGGAAGTACCAAAGATAAATCTAGGTCTTGAGGAAAAGTATAAAGAAGAAGATAAAAAAGTTGAAGATAAAACTATTAGAGCAGAAAATATTTCTGAATCTTTAATTGATAGTTTACCACAACCGTCTGGTTGGAGGTTACTAGTATTACCATTTACACCTAAAGATAAAACTGCAGGTGGATTAATTATATCACAAGAATCTTTAGACAAAGCAAGGATCGCAACTAATTGCGGTTATGTTTTAAAGATTGGACCATTAGCTTATTTGGATAAAGAAAAATATCCAACAGGCCCTTGGTGCAAGGAAAAAGATTGGGTGATCTTTGCTCGTTATGCGGGTTCAAGACTTCCAATTGAAGGCGGTGAAGTTCGTCTATTAAATGACGACGAAGTCTTAGGGACAATTAAAAATCCTGAAGATGTACTTCACTATATATAAACATAGGAGAAAACTATGCCAGAAAACAAAAATGAAAAGACCGTTGACATTGATACGTCTGGTCCAGGAGCCGAGGTCGAATTCGACGTTAAGCAACCTGAATCAACCGATATAGAGGTATCAAATGATAAAGACAACGTTAAGTCCATTGACACACCTGCGCAATCTAATGAGCAGTCTGATGTTAAGGCAGATAAACAAGAGACAGAAAACAAGGACCAAGGAACAGGGTCTGAAGATACAGATAACAAGAAAGAATTAGAAGATTACAGCGAAGGTGTTAAGAAGAGAATAGCAAAACTAACAAAGAAAATGCGTGAAGCTGAAAGACAGCGTGAAGCTGCTATCGACTATGCGCGTAAAATCCAAGTTGAGAAAGATTCTCTAGCTGGACGCCTTACCAAATTAGATTCAGGTTATGTTTCTGAAATGGAAAAAAGAATACAATCATCTGTAGAATCTGCTTCTGCTAAATTAGCACAAGCTAGATTAGATGGTGATCTAAAAGCTGAAATCGCAGCACAAACTGAGATATCTAAATTAGGATATGAAGAAGCTAGACTTCTTGATCTTAAAGCTAGACAATCAGAAGCTAAGGAAATTGAACCTAAAGTTCAGTTAAATCAACAACAAGCTGTTCAACAAGAACAACCTATCAATCCAGATCCGAAAGCTCAAAATTGGGCACAAAAAAACTCGTGGTTTGGACAAGATGAGGCAATGACATACACAGCCTTTGGATTACACAAGAAACTTGTGGATGAAGAAGGATATGATGCTCAAAGTGACGAATACTATGCGGAAATTGATAAAAGAATAAGACTTGAGTTTCCTCATAAATTTGCTACAACTGCATCACAAACGATAACTGCAAAACCAATTCAAAATGTAGCTTCGGCTAATAGAAGTGGAAAAAACAGTAATCGCAAAACTGTGAGACTCACGCCTTCTCAAGTAGCTATTGCTAAAAAATTAGGTGTGCCACTTGAAGAATATGCGAAACATATAATCACGAAGGAGTAAATGCATATGGAAAAAAATAAAACAATTAAGACCCCTCGTGCGAGCCAAACTAGATCTACTGAAAAGAGACCTACAACTTGGACTCCACCGTCATCTTTAGATGCCCCGCCGGCACCAGATGGCTTTAGACATAGATGGATTCGTACTGAAGTTTTAGGCTTCGACGATACCAAAAATATGACTGGTAAAATTAGATCAGGATGGGAGCTCGTAAGAGCAGATGAATATCCTGGATCTATTTACCCTGAAGTCAAAGATGGTAAATACGCGGGAGTAATCGGAGTTGGTGGCCTTGTGTTGGCAAGGATACCTGAAGAGGTTGCAAAATCTCGTGAAGCTTATTTTAGGAAACAAATTGAAGCTCGCGAAGAAGCAATTGATAACGACCTTTATAAGGATCAACATCCAAGTATGCCTATCAATAATGAGAGGCAGACTCGTGTAACTTTTGGTGGTACGAACAAAAAGTAATTTTTTGGCAATACCAACAAGGTAATAAAAACTTAAACAAGGAGAAAACAAATGGCTAATAGAAGCTCAGTAGGCTTCGGTCTAAGACCGATTGGTAAAGTTGGTCAAAATAGAGATGCTCAAGGTTTAAGTGAATACGTAGTAGCTACAAGTCCAACTATTGTATATTTCAATGATGCTGTGAAAGCAGTAAACACTGGAACTATAGCAGTTGCGACGTCGTCAGACATACTATTAGGTTCACTTAACGGATCTTTCTATACTGATCCAACGACTCAAAAACCAACATGGAGGAATTATATCCCTAGCGTTGCAGCGACAGATATCGTTGCATTCGTAAGTGATGATCCTTATGAAAGATTTGAGATCAGATCTAATAAAACAACAGGCGGTGCCCAAACAGATGTATTCTTAAATGCGAATATAACTTATTTGGCTGGGGACTCAGCAAACTACGTATCTAGAAGTAGATTGAATGCGTCGACGTTGAATACAACGAACACTCTTCAATTACAGGTACTTGGTGCAACAAAAGACACTGGTGATAATAACATTACTCAGTCACACGTTGTATTAGTGACTAGAATTAACAAACATCAGTTCTTAACAACTACAGGAGTATAAGAATATGGCTATATCAAGAGGACAACTAGTTAAAGAACTAGAACCAGGATTGAATGCACTATTCGGCCTGGAGTACAAACGTTATGAAAATCAGCATCTTGAAATATTTGATGTAGAAACTTCTGACAGAGCTTTTGAAGAAGAAGTTATGTTATCAGGTTTCGCAAATGCTCAAGTTAAGCCAGAAGGTTCTGGAGTGACTTTTGACAATGCTCAAGAAACTTTCACAGCTAGATACACACATAACACTGTAGCGCTTGCTTTCTCAATCACTGAAGAAGCGATTGAAGATAATTTGTATGATAGACTTGCGTCTAGATATACAAAAGCTTTAGCAAGATCTATGGCAAACACTAAGCAGGTAACTGCTGCAAACGTACTTAATAATGCGTTTTCAAGCTCTTACCCAGGTGGTGATGGCTCTCCTTTATTGGATCAAGCTCACCCTACTATTGCTGGTTCATTTAGAAATGAATTAGCAACTGCTGCTGACTTAAACGAAACTTCATTAGAACAGTCATTGATTGATATCAATGCGTTCACTGATGAACGTGGTTTAAAGATTGCTGCAAGAGGTGTTAAATTAATTATCCCTAGTGAATTACAATTCACTGCGGAGAGATTAATGGCGTCTCAAGGTAGAACTGGTACTGCTAATAACGACATCAATGCAATCAAATCTATGGGAATGATTCCACAGGGTTATACTGTGAACAATTTCCTTACAGATTCTGATGCATTCTTTATCAAAACGGACGTTCCAAATGGAATGAAAAACTTTGTTAGAGCTGCTATCAAAACTTCTATGGAAGGTGATTTTGATACTGGTAACGTTAGATACAAAGCTAGAGAAAGATACAGCTTCGGCTGGTCTGACCCTAGAGGTTTGTTTGGCTCACCAGGTGCTTAGTATATAAGCATTTTTTATTTTTGGGGCCTCTTTATGGGGCCCCTTAAATGTGTTAGAAAGAATTAGTTATGACAAAATTGTTTCAAGTTAAAATTAGAGCATATGGTTATAAAGCTGATTTTGATATTGAAGCTATTGATACAGCGAAAGATATAGAACAGGCTATCCTTGACAAAATAGGACAAAATGGGGTAATATTCAAAGACAGCATGAGATCTTTTGCTAAAGACAAATGCTGGATAACCTATGAGGAGATCGTAGATGATAAATCACGTTCAAGCTCTTTACACAAAGAAGAGAGCCCTAGAACTTGATTGGGAGCAACACTACATTCAAGAGGGAAAATATACTCTTGACATGGTTAAGATAGACGAAAAAATTCGTGATATCATTAACCAGATTAAGGTGTCTGAGGCTGAAATAGCTTATAGACAAATTAAGGTAGAAATGTCAGCTCCTGAGTTTTCTGTAGCTAGCTAAATCTAGCTATATATCCGAAAAGTAGATTTTCGATGCAGGTATTCCTTGCGCTATTTAATAAATTCAGTTATATCTTAATCACTATACATTAACTTTCCACTATCGACGCGTATAGTCGACGGCCTAGAGACGGTATTGGAATAACTAGGAGAACATAACTATGGCAAATACAACGTTTACAGGACCAGTGGTATCAATCGGTGGATTTATCGGTGGACCAAATGTCAATTCAACTAACCCAGAGAATGATACAGAACAAGGCGGAGCAGTTGCTTGGTCTTATTCATCTACTTCACTTGTGCAAATTGCAAGTGGACAAAATTCAGGTGAAACTCTGAGTGCAGTTGGTAACACAGGTGTTATGATTTACGTATCTAATGGAATCGCAGGAAACCCAGGATATGCATTTTCTAATGGAACAACTTGGCAGCGAATGAATGCTCCAACTACTTCTATTGCAACATCTTAATTAATTATTTTAAGGAGCTCTTCGGAGCTCCTTAATTAACGGAGAAAAAAATGAGTTATAAAAGTGATATACAAGCGACTAGATTTACAGCAAGTACTTCTACTGCAATCGTTGCTCCTCCAGTAAGATTAAGAGGAATTATTATTGCATCAAATAGTTCTGGTATTGGAATTGTAAAATTAACAACAACAAGTCAAGCTGGATCAAATCTGTTTACAGCAGATGTTCCAAGTGGTGATGTTATTAATTTAAATTTTCCGGAAGACGGAATTCCTTTTCCAAAAGGTATTTATGTTTCTACCCTTACTAATATTAAGGCAGTTACATTACTAACAGATAAATATTCTGGACCTGGATTAACAGCGTAGGAGAAGCTAAATGGCTAACACTACTTCTGGAACTACAACTTTTGAAAAGACCTTTTATATAGATAAAATTATAGAAGAGGCTTACGAAAGAATTGGTTTGTCTGCACCAAGAACTGGACAAGATTTAGAATCTACAAGAAGATCTCTAAATATAATGTTCCAGGAATGGGCAAACAGAGGTCTTCATTATTGGGAAGTAGCAAGTAATACTATTTCCATGGTCCAAGGTCAGTCAACCTATACTATTTATAGATCGCAATCTGATGGAACGTCAGATGGAACACTTAGTTATTTAGATGGTGCAATTACTGCATCTCAAACAACAATTACATTAGATTCAGTTTGGCAGTTTCCAACAACTGGAACTTTATTAATTGGAACTGAACAAATTACTTACACAGGTACAAATACAAGTAATAATCAAATCACAGGATGTACAAGAGGCGCTAATAGTACAACTGCTGCAATTCATGCTGATAATGCACCAGTATATGATTATAATTCTATTACTTATGGACCAGATGATATTTTAGAAGCAGTTTATAGAAACACAGAACAAAGTCCTGTTGTTGATTTTCCACTTACTAAAATTAACAGATCAGCTTACAGTGGACTATCATCTAAATATTCACAAGGGCAACCAACACAATATTATGTACAAAGGTTTATAGATAAAATTACAATTACTTTATATTTAACTCCTGGTGCATCACAGGTAAATAATGTAATGCAATATTATTATGCTAAAAGAATTCAAGACGTTGGAGCTTATACAAATGCAACAGATGTTCCATATAGATTTGTTCCATGTATGTGTGCAGGACTTGCTTATTATGTTTCATTAAAACTTGCCCCACAAAGAACACAAGAATTAAAATTATTTTATGAAGATGAATTAAATAGAGCTTTAGAAGGTGATGGATCTTCTTCAAGTTCATTTATAACTCCAAAAACTTATTATCCAAATGTCTAAGAACTCCAGCGGTAGATTTGCTTACATGATCTCTGACCGTTCTGGTTGTAGATTTCCATATCAAGAAATGGTTCAAGAATGGAATGGTTCATGGGTACATACTTCTGAATATGAACCAAAACAACCTCAATTAGAGCCAAAACCAACTACAGCTGATCCACAAGGATTAAGATATGCTCATCCTGATAGACAAGAGCCACCAGTAATTATAGCTTTAACTTTAAATCCTTTTATAACTACTAAATACGCTGGCAATACTTATATCAATGTTTATTCTGAAGATCATGGTAGATCTACTGGTAACATTGTAAGATTTAGAGGACCTCCTGAAGTTAATACTGTTGGTACTCCTTCTAGAGAAGATTCTTTTGATGTAGTTCCTTCATTTGATGGAGTTACAGATATATCTAATCCAAATGGATTTACAATTACAGTTGGATTTATTAATTCATCTGGTATTGTAAGTGATACTTTAAATTATTTTTATTTTAGAAGTACAGATACGGCAACAAATGGAAACATAGCTGGTGGTGGAGCACAATGTTCTGCAGGTCCAGTAACACTACAGGCTTAATATGACATACACAGAATTAGTTACAAAAATAAGAAATTACACAGAAGTAGATTCTAATGTTTTAACAGCTACTATTATTGATGGATTTATTTCTGATGCCGAGTTTAGAATATTAAGAGATGTAGATTCTGATAATAATAGAAAATATGCAACAGCTTCAGTTGTTGTAACTCAAAAATATTTTACTGTTCCTGATAATTGTTTAATTTTAAGATCTGTACAGATATTTGATACTAATGGAGATATAGGCTTTTTAGATGTTAGGGATGTATCTTTTATTAATGAATATAATCAAGAAAATACTACAGGAAGACCTAAATATTATGCTAACTGGGATGAAAACACAGTTATTGTAGCTCCTACACCAGATCAAGCTTATAACGTACAAGCAAATTATATCTTGAAACCAACTGGATTATCGGCTACAACTGCTAACACATATCTAAGCCAACAGTTTCCCAATGGTTTATTATATGCTTGCCTAGTTGAGGCTTATGGATTTTTAAAGGGTCCAAATGATATGTTGCAATATTATGAAAATAGATATAAGCAAGCTATCGAAGGATTCTCATTAGAACAAATGGGAAGAAGACGAACTGATGAGTTTCTAGATGGAGAACCTCGTATAGTTCGAAAACCACAATAAGGAGAAACAAATATGGCTATAGTACAAGCATTACCAAATAGTTTTAAAAAACAACTATTAGATTCATCTCAAGATTTTAAAACTTTAGGTGCAGGTGGTGATAAATTTAAGTTAGCTCTTTATGTATCAACTGCAACACTAGGTGCAGCAACTACTTCTTATACAACTAATGGACAAGTTAGTTCTTCTGGAACTGGTTACACAACAGGTGGAAAAGCATTAGTAAATTCTGGAACATCAGTTGTATCAACAACTGCTTTTACTAGTTTTGCTGATTTATCTTTTACAAGTGTTACTCTAACTGCTAGAGGTTGTTTGATATATAATACATCGTTTAGTAATGCTGCAGTTGCAGTATTAAATTTTGGAGCAGATAAGACAGCTACTTCAGGAACATTCACTATCCAATTCCCAGCTTTCACTAATACATCGGCTATTATAAGAATAGCTTAGTAGGAGTTACAAAATGGCATGGGGCGAAAGTACCTGGGGAATAGGAACCTGGGGAATAGGACGAATAGATGTAACTGTAAATGTTACTGGTCAAAGTTTAACAACATCATTAAATTCTGTAGCGACTGTATCAATTACTCCAGCAAATGTAACAGGAGAATTATTAACATTATCTCTTGGAGAAGAAAACACAACTGGAACTGCCAGTGTTTCATTAGCAGGACAACAATTAACATCTACTCTAGGTTCAATAGATCCTGCTCCTGATGCTGAAGTAACAGGAATACAATTAACTACTACACTAAATAGTGTAGATATAAAAATATCTGTTGATGCTAATATAACGGGTCAGTTATTATCCACATCTATAAACTCTGTATCTATAAATACAAATACACCTATAGATTTAACAACTAATTTAGCTACTTTATCATTAAATTCTGCATCGATAAATTTAAATACACCTGTAAATGTAACTGGACAACAATTGACCACTAGAATAAATAGTGTAAATATAGATATAGCCGTTGCTGGAGTTGTAACAGGTCAATTATTATCAACATCATTAAATTCAGTATCTGTAATTTTAAATACACCTATAAATTTAACAGGACAAAGTTTAACGTCATCATTAGGATCTATATCAACCAAGTTAGATATAAGTGTAAATGTGACCGGATTTAGTTTAAAAGGGAGCACAGGTCAATTATATGTATCGGCCTGGACCCCTGTAGATACTGGACAATCTATAGTTTGGACAGAAGTAGCAGCATAAATATAGGGGTTGTATTAATTGACAAAAACTGATAAATATTTTAAAGGTTAAAAAAAGGAATTTTAAATGGCTTCTACATATACTACAGATCTAGCAATACAATTAATGGCAACTGGCGAAAACGCTGGTACATGGGGTGCAATTACAAATACAAATTTAGTAGTGGTTCAGCAAGCAATCGCAGGATATCAAGACATATCTATTGCAGGTGGAGCTCAAACAACAGCTCTTGTAATGACACAGAATGCATTAGCAACTGCAAGAAACGCCGTCATTAAATTATCAGGGACAATCACAGGAAATCAAATCGTAACAGTTCCAAATGGAATTAAAAAAACATGGATAGTATCTAATGGAACAACTGGTGCATTTACAGTTACATTTAAATATGCATCAACTGGAACAGGGATAACTTGGACTACGACAGATAAAGGAATTAAAATTTTATATGCTGATGGAACAGATATTAGAGTAACAGATCTTTCTACACTATCAGGACAAATCGTGGCGGCTCAGATTACAACTTCAACAATTACACAATCTAAATTAGCTGCAAATTCTGTTGGGGCAAATCAATTGATTTCAACTGGAGTTACTGCAGCGACTTATACTTCTGCTACAATTACAGTAGATGCTGATGGTCGTATTACTTCTGCATCATCCGGAGCTGCTGGTGGAGGAGGATATGTACCAAAAGTTAATTATGTTGGTCCTGCAAGTGGAACTTATACGGCAAATCCCGCAGCAACAAGTATATTAAGTGTAATGTATGCAGGTGGTGGAGCAGGTTCTGCCGGTAATCCTGGTAATTCTGGAGCTGCTGGTAACCCTGGAAATCCTGGTAATGGAGGTGCTCCAAGTCCTGGTCCAGATCAACCTGGTCAAACTGGTAATCCTGGAAATCCTGGTAATCCCGGTGCTGCAGGTAATGCTGGTACAGCTGGAAATCCTGGAACTGCTGGTGGTTACGGATTTTTTAGTTCTCCTGTGTCGGCTCCTTTTTCAGCGCCATACTCAGTTAGTGGAGGTGGTGGAAATACTACAATAACAAATTTAGGATCAGCAAACGCTGCTGGAACTGTTACCGCTGGAAATTCTCCTAAGGCAACTACATTTACTGCAACTAACAGAACGTTTTTAGTTGTTGATGGTTATGGAGCTGCTGGTAATGCTGGTACGGGTGGTACGGGTGGTGCTGGTGGTACAGGTGGTACGGGTGGTGCTGGTGGTGGTCCTGGTCAAGGTGGAAGACCTGGAAATGCAGGGAATCCAGGAAGCCCTGGAAATGCAGGGAATCCAGGTGTAGCTGGTGGTGCTGGGTATTTAGTTATTTATGAAAACATAGGAAATTAATATGGCTTTTTTTATTTTTAATTTAGATAATCAAGAACAACCTATTTATAAAATAGCGGAAAATCAATCTGATTTAAACAATTTAGATATAGATACATCTGTCTATACAATAAAAGAGGGTTCACAAGAAGATTTTGAAAAAGTAAAAACAAATGAAAAAATAATATTAAATATTGTTAATGAAAATATAAATTTTAAAGAAGTTATTAGTGGTTTTACATCTAAAAAATATTTAATAGAGTATGTTGATTCTTTAATTTATCATACTACAAATTTTTTAAAAAATAATAAAAATCATGTGTTATTTTCAAGATGGAATGATTATAATTTACAATTAAAAAATTTTAAAAAAGTTATTGTAGATACTCAAGAAACTACTATTGAAAATGAATTAAAGATTGAAAAAGAATTGGTTCTCATTCCAAATACACTTGAAAATGGAAAACCTGGTTCAGGTTTTTGGGTAGAAAAAGATAAAGAAATATGCATACAAGTAGAAAAGATAAAAGAACCTTTTTTAACGTTAAGAAATTGTTCTTTAGAAAGATATTTTAAAAATAATGCATTATTATATTATTCATTATTACAATTGCCTTAATACTTTACAAGTATATATAAAATGTAGTATGTTTATAATATGTTTGATAAAGAAATAGAGTTTTCAACCCATGAAGAATATTTTAAAACAAAACAAGATATTCCTATCCCAATTAAACTTAATATACCTGAATGGTATAAAAAATTAGATCATACTATTTTAAATAAAACTATAAAAGGATGCATACCATTTTTAGATACACTTACTTCTGGATATTTATTAAAAATTCCTCAAGATTTTTTTATTAGACATAATGTATATAATGGACAATTAAATATAAAAGATTCTTTTAGTACTTTTGCTATGAATGAATTTTCTATTTTTAATATTTCAAAAAAAATAAACTTAAATCATGGAAACGATGTTCATCCCATTACTCAGGTGGGTGGAAAAGAATGTCCTTTTGTTGATAAAAATAAAAACTTACCTTTTTATAAAATATTAAATCCATGGAGAATTAAAACACCAAGAGGATATTCTTGTTTATTTGTTCCTCCTTTAAATAATTCAGATGATAGATTTTCAATTATATCTGGTATTGTCGATACAGATGTTTTTCCAGTTGAAATAAATTTTCCAATAATAATTAATGGAGATAAATATCCTGTGCTAGAAGATACTATAAAAAAAGGAACACCATATGTACAAGTAATACCGTTTAAAAGAGATAATTGGAAAATGTCTATAAAACCAATAAAAGAATCAGAGATTAAACATTCTATTTGGAAATATGAAGGGTTTAATTTATTACATAAGTATAAAAATTTATTTTGGAAAAAAAAATTATGGAAATAAATAGTTTAATAAAAGTATACGATAATATATTGCCAAATAATATTATTGATAATTTATTGGATTTTTGTAAAAATCATTTAAAATATGAAGAATCTAAAGTAATCAATCCTGGAGCAGCTGGAGTTGTTGATTTTGATATAAGAAGGACTTACGTGTCAGCATTAGATATACTTAGTGATAGTATGTCTTCCGTACATTGGGGACAATTTTTAAGTAATGTTTTTTGGGAAGGGATAAATAAATATAGACAAGATTTGAAAATTTTAGATTTATCAGTTGAATCATTGGGACCACCCTCTGTTTTAAAATATGAAAACACTGGGTTTTATACTTGGCATACGGATCATTGTAAAAATGCTCCAAGAACATTAAGTTGTATTTTAATGATAAATGATGATTATAGCGGAGGTCAACTGTGTTTTAGAAATCCAGATGGATCAGAAGAAAAAAACATAGATGCTAAAAAAAATAGATGTATAATATGGCCAAGTAATTTTATGTATCCACATACAGTTAAACCGGTTTTAAAAGGAACGAGGTATTCAGTAGTATCATGGGCGGTATAATTAAAAAAGATTTTAAATATAAAATAATTAATAATTTTTTATCAAAAGATGAAATAATATTATTAAATCAATACTGTGTATATAGACACAGAAATAATATAAATTCTTTTGATATACGTATGTCTCCTAATGGAGATACTTTTTTTATTAATGATCCTTTAATGGAGTCAATTTTAAAAATTAAAACAAGTTTGGTAGAAAATGAAAGTGGATTAAAACTATTTCCAACTTATACTTATTGGAGAATGTATACATATGGTTCGTCTTTAAAAAAACATAGAGATAGACCAAGTTGTGAGATAAGTTTAACTATTAAAATAGGTAGTGATGGTACAAAATGGCCTATATTTGTTGATGGTACACCGATCGAATTAAATGATGGAGATGCTTTGTTATATTCTGGATGTGAAGTATTACATTGGAGAGAAAAATTTAACGGAGATTGGAATAGTCAAGTTTTTATACATTATGTTGATAAAAATGGATTATATAAAGATATGAAATTTGACTGCAGACCAGATATTGGTTTACATGAAAAATATAGAAATGATAAATTAAAAAATTCATTAATGGATCATTATAAAAATAATAATTTATTACCAAGTTATGAAGGATCTGAAGTATGATATTTAAACAATATGGAAAAGATGGATCCTGTGATATAGAATTTTCTAAACAGGAAATAAATATTATTAAAAAAAATAAAAAATTACATTTACCAGCAGAAACATTAAAACATTTTTCAAATACATTAATAAGAATAGTCGGAGACTGGCATGCTTATTTTGATAAAAAAATTAAAGATAAAGAAACAAACGAATTTACAAAAATAGAAGGAAAATAGTGTTAGATCATATCTTGGTAGAAGATGATGTATTATCCGAAGATGAATGCGATAAAATAATAAATTTATTTAAAGAAAAAGTTAATAAACAAATATTTAATGGAATAAATTACTATCACATTCAACCTGAAGAATACGATAAGATTAATTTTATGGTCTCTAAAATACTAAATTGTTATTATAAATATTTAGAAAAATTCACAGAATTAAAATATTTATTTGGAAAAATGGAATTAAAGGAGTTAAAATTTAAATATTTTAAACCTGGAAATTATTTTGAAAATTGGCATTGGGAGCATAGTTATAGAGATCCATATAGAGTTTTAGGTTTAACTATTTATTTATCAAATAATAAATGTGGGACTGAATTTTTTAATAATAATATTATATATACTAAAAAAGGAAGATTAACTATTTTTCCTTGTTCATTTACTCATATTCATAAAGGTCAACCTTGCCCAGATAATAAGGACAGATATTTATTTACAGGATATTTTCACAGTATTTCTAATACTAATGTTTAGTATATTTCATACTTCTTTTTGTGGTTCAACCCTACTTGCTTCTTTATTAAGTAATTCAATTCCAACATTAACGGAGCCGCAGTGTACTTTTAATTGTATTGATTTGAATGAAAAAGATATTGAAAAATATATGAAAGAAAAGTTTAAAAAAAATATCTTAATAAAATTTTCTAGTGGATTATGTTTTTTATCAAAAGTAATAAAAAATAAAAAAGTATTTATTTATAGAAAATTAAAAGATCATTTATATAAAATAGATAATAATTATCAAACAAAAGAATTTTATTTTGATTCAAATATTAAAATACTAAAAGCAATGAATATTAATCAACATTTTAAAAATAAAAAATTGAATAACTGTAGTATATTAGAAGCACAAGCACATTTTTGGATAGATAGATTGTTGTGGATTTTAGATTCTGAAAATGTTTATTTTTTAGAATACAATGATTTTATTTTAAATAAAGAAAGTAAATTAAAAGAAATATGTTCTTTTTTTGAAATTGAATATTTGCCAGTAAATATAAATTATCATGTAAAAGACGCTGGTTTAAATGATAACAATGAATATATAAATTTAAAAAATGTAACTGAACATAGAAAAAAATTATTTAACGAGGAAAAACAATGGACATTTAATAATGAAGAAATTAATAATATAGTTAATAAAGTTGAAAAAGAATTTAGCAATTTAAAATATTTCATATGAAGATATTAATATTTGGATTACCAGGGTCTGGCAAAACTACATTTGCTAAAAAATTAATAGAAGGTAAAAAAATACCACACTTCAACGCTGATGACATTAGAAAGCTATTTGAAGATTGGGATTTTACAGAAAATGGTCGTAAGCGACAAGCTAACCGTATGATGACTATGTGTGATCTTGCCGTTAATAATGTTGTTGTAGACTTTGTTTGTCCATTTGAATCTTATAGATCTTTCTATGACATGAAGATTTGGATGAATACGATTGATAAAGGAAGATTTGAAGATACTAATAAAGTATTTGAAAAACCTAAAAAAGTAGACTTTGAGATAAAAAATTTTAATTACAATAACATAATAAAGGAGATACATGATAGACTACAGTAAACCAACAGCACAAATGTTAGGAAGATGGCAACCATTCCATGATGGTCATTTAGCTTTATTTAAAGAGATATTAAAGAAGACTGGCCAAGTTATTATTATGGTTAGATCAATGCCAGAATCAGAAAACAATCCATTTCAATTTGATGAAATTAAAAAGCGTATTGAAGATAAACTTAAAGATTATGTAGGTAAATTTGAAGTTATTAAAGTTCCAAATGTAACTAATATATGCTATGGTAGAGATGTAGGATATAAAATAGAAGAAATTGTATTATCAAAAGAAATACAAGAAATATCAGCAACTAGGATTAGACAAAGTTTAAAACAAAATCTTTAAATATAGCGTTTAGGATATATTTGTGTATAATAACAAGTTATGCCTTTAAAAAAAATACCAATAAAAGCTGGATTTAACAAACAAGACACAGCGACCGCTGCAGAAGGTCAGTGGATTGATGGTGATTTTATTCGTTTTCGTTATGGATACCCTGAAAAAATAGGTGGTTGGCAAGAACTATTACCTAAAACATTAGCAGGTGTTGCAAGATCACAGCATACATGGACAGATTTAAGTGGTAATAAATATGCAGCGATTGGTACAAATAAAGTATTAGCTATTTATTTTGAAGGTGCGTTTTATGACATTACGCCACTTGGTACAGCTATAACTGGATGCACTTATACATCTACAACAGGATCTAGAACTGTTACAATTAATAAAGCAGCTCATGGACTTGCAGTTGGTGATTATATTATATTTACTTCAGTTACAACACCAGGTCCTACTACTACAAGTTTTACATCAGCTAATTTTACAACTAATACTTTTGAAGTAATATCGGTTCCATCTTCTTCAACATTTAGAATTACAATGCCAGTAACTGAAACAGGGACAGGTGTCACTGGCGGTGGTTCCTTAATTACAACCCCATATATATTTATAGGTCCTATTGATCAGACTTATGGTTATGGATGGGGAACATCTACCTGGGGAACAGTTGCTTGGGGATCAGCATCAACTTCTCCAACAGTAATACTATCGGCAGCAAATTGGTCGTTTGATAACTTTGGACAAATATTAGTTTCAACTGTTAAAGATGGAAAAACATATTCATGGGATCCATCAGTGGGTGGAGCTTTAACTACTAGAGCATCTATTATAGCAGGAGCTCCAACTAAATCTGTTTGTTCAATCGTATCTGATAGAGATAGACATTTAATATTACTTGGAACAGAAACTACGATTGGAACTGCATCTTCTCAAGATCCAATGTTTATAAGATTTTCAAACCAAGAAGATTATAATACTTGGGCACCTACTGCAACAAATACTGCAGGTACCTTTAGACTTGACACAGGAAACTATATCGTTGGAGCTGTACAAGGTAAGGATTATATATTTATTTTAACGGATCAAGCAGCTTATGTTATGCAATTTGTTGGTCCCCCATTTGTTTTTTCAATAAGACAGGTCGGTACAAACTGCGGATGTATTGGTCAACATTCAATAGTCTTTGCACAAGGTGCAATATTCTGGATGGGATTTGGTGGAGGATTCTTTGTATACGACGGTACTGTTAAACAATTGCCATCATTGGTTGAAGATTATGTATTTACAACTGGTGGAGATAATCCTGGTATAAACTATAATTCTGCAGATATTGTCTATGGTTCTCATAATAGTTTATATAATGAAGTAATTTGGTTTTATCCAACTGCAAATTCATCAGCAATCAATGCATCAGTAGTGTATAACTTTGTTGAAAATACTTGGACTACAATGTCTTTAACTAGAACAACTTATTCAGATGCTCAAACATACGATAAACCATATGCTACAAAATGGATATCAACTGCAGTACCAACATTCCCAACTATTAATGGTGTAACAAATACTTATGGGGCATGTACATATTACGAACATGAGACAGGTGTTAATGAAGTAAGTTATACTGGAGTTAAAACAGCTATTCCTGCATATGTTGAATCTGGAGACTTTGACTTAGATATAGAAGGAGATGGTCAGTATTTAATGAAGATAAATAGATTTATACCCGACTTTAAAATACTTGATGGAAATGCTAAAGTAACTTTATTGTTAAGAGATTATCCATCTCAAACACAAAATAGTCAGATGTTGGGACCTTACACTGTAACTTCATCTACAACTAAGATAGATACTAGAGCAAGAAATAGATTAATGAGTATTAAAGTTGAAAACGAATCTGTAGATGAAAACTGGAGATATGGATTATTTAGAGTAGATATTCAACCTGATGGAAGAAGATAATGGCAAAAATTACAACGTACATACCAGAACCAAGTCAAGAATATTCTCCGGATAATCAAAGACAAGTTCTACAAGCTTTGGAAACATTAAAAGATCAATTAAACTTTTCTTTTCAAGAAGATCTAAAACAAGAGTTGCAAAGATTTACATGGTTTAACATGAGGTTTGGCTGCTAATGAGTTGTGATAATTTAAACTCAGGTCCAAGTAATCCAACTTATATTGCAATAGGTGGAACTAATACTGATGCATTTGGAAGATTAAGAGTATCCCAACCATATACATTATTTGATTCTCAAAATAGATACACAATAGATCCTCAATTTGATACATCAACTGTGTCGGGTGGATCTACAACTTATTTACCTAATGAATCATCTGTTAGAATGGATGTAAGCACTGCTTCTGGCGCTGAAGTAGTAAGACAAACATTTAGATCGTTTCCATATCAACCAGGTAAAGGTTTATTAGTTCTTGCAACTTTTGTAATGAATGAAGCTAAAACAAATTTAAGACAGAGGGTTGGTTATTTTGGAGTTCAAAATGGAGTATTTTTTCAATTAAATAACACTACTAAATCATTTATATTAAGAACTTATATAGGGGGTTCTGTTGATGATACTACAAGAAAAGTTGATCAGTCTTCTTGGAATGGGGATAAATTAGATGGAACAGGTTCAAGTGGTTTAACTTTAGATTTAACTAAACCTCAAATCTTATGGATGGATTTTGAATGGTTGGGTGTTGGTAATGTTAGATGTGGTTTTATTATTAATGGTCAGTATATAGTTTGTCATACTTATCAAACTGCAAACGTTACTGGAACTTCTGTTTATATGACAACTGCTATATTACCTGTAAGATATGAAATAACAAATACTGCGGCAACTGGATCAGCTTCTTATTTAAAACAAATTTGTTCAACTGTATTATCAGAAGCTGGTTATGAACAAACATCTATTGAACATGTTGCCACAATGACATCTGCTACAGCGGGTTCTTATATAACTACAACTTATAAACCACTTGTTTCTATTAGACTTGCATCAACCGCAT